ATTACGTGGCTTACGTGTTCCAGCTTCATACTTAGGTGGCATGGACGATGGTGGTGCTACAGTGAATGATGGTCGTGTCGGCACAGCAATGATTGCTGAATTTAGATTTACTAAGTTCTGTGAACGACTACAAGCACTTATCGTTGAACAACTAGACAACGAGTTTAAGATGTTCTGCAAAAATCGTGGTGTACAAGTAGAGAGTTCACGTTTCTCATTACAATTCAATACTCCTCAGAACTTCGGTAAGTTCCGTCAAGCAGAAGTAGATCAAGTTGCAATGAATGTATTCTCAAGTATTGAGGGTGCAGATTATATTAGTAAGCGTTTTGCAATGACTCGTTTCTTAGGTCTAACAGAAGACGAAATTCTACAGAACGAAAAGATGTGGCGTGAAGAAAACGGAGATACTGATGAATTAGCAGGATCTAGCGATACACTTAAAGGTGTAGGTGCATCTCCTGCTCCAGCAGATGCGGGCGGAGACGATTTTGACTTCGATGAAACAGATGTAGACGATACAGAAGACGGTTCAGTAATTGATGGATCGGAAAACGCAGAAACAGACGAAGAAGTATAAATACTACTATGAGATATTCAGATTTAAAAGAAAACTATTCTCCAGACGAGGATAAACACAACAGTATAGAGCTAGGCGATACTCGTAAAGACCGTCTAACTCTAGTACACCTATCAAAGTTGCGTAAGATACGTGAGTATCGTAAGTATCAAGAAGGTGTTAAGTCACAACAAGTACAGCGTCAATATAAAGGCTCTGGCGGCGAAGGTGGTGGCGATATGGAGCTTTAAGCTCTATTAAGTAGTAAGTTTTACTATTTACGTCACATACTAAATATCTCTACGACAATGAAACGGCTCAAAAGAAGCCGTTTTTTTGCATTTTCATAACATACACTATAATAACTTATAAATACTTTTGAAACAAAGAGTGTTTCTACACCCGCCACAAATAAGCAGTGGCTTTTTAGATAAGGAGACATAATAATGTCAAGCAAACTAGAACAAGTACTAGAACTTCTTATCAACGAGGAGCGTGAAGCAGCGGAAGAGCTACTGCACGATTTTATCGTAGAAAATGCACGTCAAATTCACGAAGACCTTCTAAACGAAAGTGATGAAGTAGTTGAAGAAGAATTAGAAGAATTAGACGAAGCAGACGATATCCTTAGTGATGAAGAAGAAGCATCAGACGAACTAGAGTTAGATGCATCAGAAATCGAAAACGAAGAATTCTATGACGAAGACGAAATGGAAGACGATGAAGCATTAGACGACCTAGAAATGGGCGACGAAGCAGAATCAGAAGACGGCGTTGAAGCACGTGTAGATGATCTAGAATCAGCACTAGCTGAACTAGAAGCAGAATTCGAAAAAATCATGTCAGGTGAAGACGATGCAGACGAAATGGATGCAGAAGACGAAGCTGAAGATGATATGGAAGAGTCATTCGAACTAGAACTAGACGAGTCAGAAGACGAAGACCTAGAAGAAGGTGAAGAATTAGACTTAGAAGAATCAGAAGATGACGCAGAAGAAGATGACGAAGAGTTAAACGAATATGTAACTCCAGTGTCAGCATCAGAAGGCGACAACGGCGATAACACAGCATCAACTGTAAACGCAAATGCAAAGCGTCCAGGCGATGACTCAAATGCAGCACCAGTAAAAGCGAATGATGGTAACACATCAGGCGGTTCAGGTGATGCGCCAAAAGATATGGGTACAAAGAATGTAAATGTATCAGGCAACTCAAAAGCACCAGCAATGTCAAATCAAGCGGCAAAGCCAGGTGATAATGGTGTGAATAACAAGTCAATCACATCATAATTTAATTCTATTTGGAGAAACCAATGACCGTTCTTATTGAAAGATTTTCACACAGTCAAGCAGGTGTTAAAACTCGCATTGTCGAAGGTGAAGACGGTGGAAAAAACATGTTTATGGAAGGTATTTTCGTCCAAGGTGGCGTTAAGAATGCTAACCAGCGTGTTTACCCGGTTTCAGAAATCTCAAGAGCAGTAGAAAGCGTTCAGAAAAAAATCTCTGAAGGCTTCCCTGTTCTAGGTGAATGTGATCATCCACCGGAATTAACAGTAAACGTTGACCGTGTGTCACATATTATTGAAAATATGTGGATGGACGGACCAAACGGCTATGGTAAACTTAAAATTGTTCCTACACCAATGGGTAACATCATCAGAACACTAATCGAATCAGGCGCTACTTTAGGTGTCTCATCTCGTGGTTCAGGCGAAGTTGGTAATGATGGTAACGTGAGTAACTTTGAGATTGTAACTGTAGATATCGTAGCTCAACCGAGTGCGCCAGAAGCGTACCCAAAAGCGATCTACGAAGGATTAATGAACATGAAAGGCGGCTATCAAACTTGGCAGCTTGCTCAAAGTGTTCAAAACGACAAGTCGGCACAAAAGTACTTGTCAGAAGAAATAGTAAAGTTCATTCGTGAACTTAAACTGTAAAACAGGAGAAGCAACAATGGCAAACGAAATTCTTGCAAATCTTTTAGAGTCTGGCGCACTAAGCGAAGAAGCTGGTGCAGCTATCAAAGAGGCTATGGAAGTAAAACTTAATGAAGCAAGAGAGGAAATTACAGCCGAGTTGCGTGAAGAGTTCGCACAAAAGTTTGAACATGACAAAGGTGTCATCGTTGAAGCAATGGATAATATGCTAAATGAAGCAATCCGTGCTGAAATGACAGAGTTCAAAACGGATCGTGAAGCTCTAATCGCAGAACGAGTTGCGTATAAGAAAGCAATTTCTGAACACGCAAAGATCCTCGAAAAATTCATTACTTCTCATCTTGCAGCAGAAGTTAAGGAACTACAAGCAGACCGTGCAAAAGTAGCTGAAAATCTAGAAACGACAAAATCGTTTGTAGTGAAGCAACTATCACGTGAACTTGCAGAATTCCACAACGACAAGCGTGAATTAGTAGAAACTAAAGTACGCATGGTAGCAGAGGGTAAAGAACTTCTTACGAAAACTAAGGAATCTTTTATCAAACGTTCAGCAGAGTTAGTAGAGAACACAATCTCTAACGCTCTACGTTCAGAAATCGTAACGCTTAAAGAAGACATTCAATCGGCTAAAGAAAATGAATTTGGTCGTAAATTGTTTGAAGCATTCGCAGGCGAATTCATGTCATCACAACTAAATGAAGGCACAGAAGTAGCTAAAATGAATACTAAGCTAGACGAATCTGCTAATAAAGTTGCAGAACTAGAAGCAATGATTACTGCTAAAGAAGCAGATATTGCTACAGCGCAAAAAGCAAATCGTGTAATGGAAGATCGTATTAATCGCAAAGCGAAACTAGACGAACTACTATCACCACTTGCTGGTCAAAAGCGTGAAGTAATGTCTGATTTACTTGAAACAGTAAAAACAACTAATTTAAAAACTGCATTTAAGAAATATCTACCAGCAGTTTTAAATGAATCAGTTTCAGCGAAAGCAGAAACAAAAACATTAACAGAAAGCAAAGTCACAGAACAAACTGGTGATCGTGGAGCAAAACAGGAAACTCCAACATCAACAGACGGCGATGCTGATATAGTCGTGCTAAGAAAACTAGCCGGTCTAAAGTAATTAACCAGAACACAGGAGAATCAAACAGATGGAAAATCTTTTTGAAGGAAACAACTGGGACAACACACGTGATGCGTTACTAGAAGGTCTAGAAGGCACCAAACGTGACGTAATGTCATCAGTACTAAACAACACAAAAGTAGCTCTTGCAGAATCAGCAACAGCAGGCGCAACACAAGCAGGTAACATTGCGACACTAAACAAAGTGATCCTACCAGTTATCCGTCGTGTAATGCCAACAGTTATCGCAAACGAAATCATCGGCGTACAGCCAATGACTGGTCCAGTAGGTCAGATTCATACACTACGTGTACGTTATGCAGATAACGCAGCAGGCGTAACAGCAGGCCAAGAAGCACTATCACCATTCGATATTGCTAAATCATACTCAGGCGCAGATGGTACAGCACCAGCGGCGACAGCAGCTATGGAAGGTACAGCAGGTAACAGAATGTCAATCCAAGTGATGAAACAAACTGTTGAAGCGAAAACACGT